CTTGATACTGATATTAATGCAGTAGATAAGTTCAATCAGTATTTAATTGACAGTGCAACAATACTTGAAGAAGAACCCAAAGTAAAAAAAAAGGTAATAAAATCCTCAAAATAATTGAGATTTATAAACTCGTAGTTGGTAAGAGTCATATTGAACCCCTGTACTTCTTAGACCAGATGTCAGAAGAAGAAGTTGGGGTATTACTTGAAGCACAATATGAAGACTATCAAGATAGGTGGAATCAAGTCAGATTTATAAGTTATGTTCAAGCACAAACTGCGGGAGCAAAATTTAACACTGCACAAGACTTAGTAAGATTTCCTTGGGATGAAGAAGAACAGAAACTTACAAGTGAACAACTTGTTCAGACCCAATATGACCTTATAAGTGCTTTTAACAACCCCAACAAGACTGAATATAAGCCAGTTCAATAAACTAATATAATGTCGTATTTATAATAAAATTGTTATGGCAAAATATGACCTCTTAACGACTATGTCGTTAGAAATTGCAGGATTCACAGGTAATTTAAAAAAAGTACAAGCAACAGTAACAGATTTCACAAGTACTCTTAATATGGTTGGTGGTGCTATGGGTATTGCTTTTGGTGTAAAAGCAATTGTTGATTTTGGTACAGAATGTATGAAATTAGCAGGTGCAGCAGAAGGTGTTCGTAATGCTTTTATGAAAATTGGTGATGCTCAAAAAGTATTGGAGAATTTAAAAACTGCAACTCGTGATACAATAAGTAATATGGGTCTTGAAACATTGGCTAATAAAGCAACACAATTTAATATACCAATGAAAGATTTGGCAGTTTATTTACAATTTGCAACAGCAAGAGCATTAGAAACAGGAGAATCTGTTGACGAATTATCTGAAAAAATAATAAATGGTGTTGGTAGAAATTCACCAAGGTCATTTGTTGCTTTGGGCATTTCAATAAAAGAAAGTAAAGAATGGCTTCAATCTCACGCCACTATGATAGGTTTAGTTACAGAGAAACTTAAAGAAATGGGTGATGCTGTTAATACCGCAGGAGTAAAACTACAGCAAATGAATGCAAATGTTGCAAATCTTAAAGTTGCTTGGGGTGAATATTTAGTAAATAGTAAAGTTGCTCAGGATATGCTTACAGGTACTGCTTTAACACTGAAAAGACTTGCAGACCCCGATTTAAATTTTTGGGAGAAATTAATGTGGTCTGGTAAGCAATATCTTGAATGGCAAAAAGGTAATAAATTAGAAAAAAGTGCATTTGGATTTGGCACAAATTTAAGTGATATGAATGGTAAATTACCTTCAGTGGGTGCTGGTGCAAAACCTGCAGAAGTAAAATCAATTGAAAATTATGAATTAAAAATAAAAGAGGCTGAAAACCAAATAAAAAGTTTAGATGAAACTATTGATAAAGGATTAATAATATCATTAGAAAATCAAGTAACTGGTTGGAAAAAGAATATTGAAGCAATTAATAATTATGCATTGGCTGCTGATATGGCTAAAGGTAAAGCAGATTATGCAAAAAATCCTCTTAAAAAAATTAGTGGTGGTTCTGCGCCAACATTAGGTAGTCCAAATGTATTACCAAATGATTTAGCAGGGGTCGGGATGGATTTGGGTGGACAATGGATAACAGGTGCTAAAGCAATACAAGTTTATATTGACAAAATGAATATTGCAAAAGCAAAGGCAAAAGAAATGAATGATACACAAATAAAGCAATCAATATTACTTAATGCTGCGGTAGATACAGTTAAAGACCTTGGTTCTGCTTTTGGTAATCTTGCTGCTGGTACAAAGGGTGCAATGAAAGATATGGTAACAGTAGTTTTAAGTGGTTTACAAAAACTTATTGATGGTTATTTAGCAGCAGCAATTGCAGCAACAATTGCAGGTGATGCTGATGTACCTGTTATTGGACTCGCATTAGCAGCAGTAGGTGTTGCTGCACTTACAGCATTCTGGGCAGCAAAAGTACCTGCATTTGCAAATGGTGGTATTGTTGGTGGTAATAGTTTTACTGGTGATAAAGTACCTGTAATGGTTAACAGTGGTGAAATGATTTTAAATAGACAACAACAAAATAATATGTTCAGTGGTGGAGAACTCACAACAAGGGTAAGTGGCAGTGATTTGATTTTTGTTTTAAATAATGCACAGAGAAAAATAAATTCATATAGATAATGAGAAGAAAATTAACACCAGAAGAAAAAATTATTAGTGCTGATAAAGTGAGGCAAAAATCAATAAAATGGTATCATAATAATATTGAAAAAAAGAAAATATATGATAAACAATACCAATTGAATAAAAGATTTAATATAACAACAGAAAAATATAATGAAATGTTTTTAAAACAAAATGGTTGTTGTGCAATTTGTGGTAAGCATCAAAAAAAATTTAAAAAAGCATTTGCAGTTGACCATTGTCATAAAACAGGTGAAATAAGAGGTTTATTATGTTCAAATTGTAATCGAGCAATTGGCTATTTATATGATAATATATTGTATTTAAATTCAGCAATTCAATATTTAAATAAATATAATGTTGGAGAAATTTACTTAAAAAGAATAATTGAAAGAAGATTTATGATTCAAGAATTAATTTATAATTAAAATGTACGGATTACATTATAAAATACAATATAAAAGGTATAGTAAAAACACCACAACTATCGGTATTTATGAAAATAACTACGGTGGTGGTATTGTTGCTTTAACTGGTGATACTTCACCACTTCAAATATCAACAGCAGGGGATGTTGCTAACATATTTGCCAGTACTCTTGGTAGTGGTGCTGTTGTAAATGTAATTGCAAGTCCATTAAGTCTTTTAGGACTTTTTACCAATAACCCACAGAAGTTTATTGTAAAGTGCTTTAATTCAACAGGTACAACAACAGGATTGTTTTGGCAAGGATTTGTCAATGCTAATATTTATCAAGAAGATTATAGTAGTAGTAAGCCAGTGCCTATAAGTATTAATTGTAATGATGGGATGGCTGTTCTTGATACTCTGTGGTATAAACAATCTAATGGTAATTTTTATACTGGCTGTACGAGTATTGCTATAGTGATAAATAATATTTTGGGTAAACTCGGTGTTACATTTTCAAATATTTATACTTCGAATGATATTAGTACGAATGGTAGTAATTATAATTTATTTTCAAATATTATAGTTAATCAAGATAATTATGTTGATGAATCGAGAATTGCAATGACTTGTCGAGACGTACTTAATTCAATTTTTCAAGGATTGGGTTTATCAGTAATATTTAAAGCAGATTCAATATATATTATTGACCCGATTAATTTAAATGATACATCAAAAGGTAAAGTATATACATTGCCAGCATTTAGTGAAAGTACAACAAGTGTTGGTGGTTATGTTGATTTATCTGGTGGCACACTTACATATTTTAAGACAGGTCAATCATTAGATATTGAACCACAAGTTGACGAAGTTGATGTGAAATACGACCCATATACCTTTTTAGGCTATAGTTATGATTTTAATGAAAATTTAGCAAATGTTGGTGGTTGGGGTCATATTACTTCACCAAGTGAATGGTATAATAATAGTACCGTTACTTTCAGTGGTTGGACTCAGACAACGAGTGGTCATTTTGTTGGTGCTAAACAAACAAGTAATGGTGACCCGACTTATATGTTATGGCTAACTAATACGGATGTAAACAATCAACCTGTTTTAAAATTAACTGGTATAACTGCAAATTTATATAAAGATGGTAGTTTATCAGTAAAAATATCATTTGACTGTTGGTTTCAAACAAAAGAAAATAACTGGAACATATTCAGTCCTGCAACTGGTAATCAAGTATATGGTTATTATGTTCAAACCAGTCTTAAAGTAGGTACTCAATATTATAATGTCAATACTTGGACAACTGGATTTACCCATAATTTAATACCTGTTATAAGTTGCACTAATGCACAATATGCAGCAAAAAATTTAAATTCAACTGTAAATGATACGTGGATAACAGCGAGTACAATTATACCACTTGACAATAGTTTAATCGGTAGTAATAATATTGAGTTCTGTGTATATGATTTTTGGGATGGTAGTCAATCCGTAACAACACGTAAAAACTTTTCGCCTGTAATTGGTATTCTGTTAAAGAATCTACAGATATCAATTATTAATACCAATACTGGCAAACCTATTGATAATTCAGGAGTTTTAAAACGTGGTAATATTAGTACAAATATAATTTATAAAAGTAATGTTACTGAAATAACCACAACAAATGGTACAGGCGTTTACGGTGTTTCAAACGGTGCGTTCAGAGATACAAGTAATACAATTATTTATGGTCTATATAGAGGCGGTAGTTATACTACAGAACAACTAATATTACAAAGTTTTCTTAGTCAGTATAAAACACCACGAGTCAAATTAACTGCAAATTTTAATGTTAAAAATTATCTTCTGGATATCTGGCTTAAATTAATAAAAGATAATAAATATCAAGCAGGTAAAGCATTTTATATTGTCAACGGCACTTATGATGATGAAACTGAAAGTATGCAAGTACAAGCAATAGAAATAATAAGTACAAGAGATACAATTTAATATTATGGCAATTACAACAACAACAACAAGTCTCTTACCAATTAGAAGGGATAAACAAATAAGCAGTTCAGTAGGTTCTGCCATTGGTTTTGCCAGCAGTAGTTCTGGTGGTGGTGGTACTGCTATAGTTTATAGTGGTGGTACTGGTATTAGTATAACTGGTACAACTATTAGTGTAATTTTTGGTTCTACAAGTACAACTGTTGCTTGTGGTTCACACTTACATACTGGTGTTTATTTACCTGTAGCAAATCCTATTGCAACTGGTACATTATGTGCACCAATTATTTGTGCTACAACTTGTACTGTTTCACCAATAGTATGTTCAACCACTTGCTTATATGGTTGTGACTTGATTTTAGCCAATATTGCAGGTAGTACTACTTATGTTAGTGGTTATGCTGGATGTGGGTGGAAACTCAATAAGAACGGTAGTAGTTATGGTTTAGAAGTTGATAGTTTAAAAGTTCGTGGTGCTCTTACTACATCACAATTAGAAATAAATACAATAAATACTGTCAATGGTAGTCTTATGGTTAGTGCTGCAAATGGTTGTGCATATTGTATCAACGGTACAAGTGTTTACTTTGATACTAATAACAATACTAATCCAATAAACTTCGTAGTAAATGATTATATATGTGCACAACAATTTACTGGTAGTGGTACAGCAAATTATTTAGGACTTGTAACAGCAGTCAATCAAAGTGCAACACTTGGTAGTGCTTATGTGGTAGCAACAACTGTTAGTGGTTCACCTTGGGCAAATATGAAATTAGTACAGGCAGGTAACTGTGTTACAGCCAGCCGACAGAATTTAATATATATTACAAGTTCAGATACCAATAACCCATATATTGATATGCTTTGTGGTGTTAATGCTGGTACATTCTCAGGCAAACAAGGTGTGAGAATTGGTAATCTTGCAGGTATTACAGATGCTAACTTTGGTGCACTCAGTGGATATGGTCTATACAGTCAAAATGTATATTTAAGTGGTAATATTGGCTTGGCTGGTGTTTTATCTTTTGGTACTTGTAAACAAGCGTATGGTGGTTGTCAACAAAACATAGCAATGTGTGGTAACTGTATGTGGGAAAATAGTGTTAATGATGAACACGGTTCAATTGTTTTCAATTGGACTGGTTATAATGGTGGCACAACTCGATACAGGGATGCATATTTTGGTGATGGTAAACAAAATACATTATTATCAATTGTTGGTTCTTGTCATTTAATTGATATGTTCGGTAGTCTTAATGTAAGATGTTGTTCAACAATGAACTTGAATCTTTGTGTATGCGGATGTGCAATAGCAATGGATTATATATTAGCATCTGATTGTCGTTTAAAAACTAATATAAAGCCAATAACAGTATCTGCAGTTAATGTTCAATATAAAGAATATGAACTCTGTGCTGACCCAAATAAAAAACATTATGGTGTTGTGGCACAAGACCTACAAGAAAAATATCCCGAATTAGTAAATGCTGGTTCAGATTGTATGCTTGGTGTTAACTACACATCATTATTTGCAAGAGAAATTGCAACATTAAAATGTCAAGTAAAAGACCTACAGAATGACTTAAATTATTATAAAAATTATAACAGTAGATACTAATGGCAAATGTACCAAATACCTCGACTTATTGTTTAACTAATGTTACTGCTGTTGTTGGTGGCACAACATTATCACAGGCATTTACTAATGCTACTGATAGTAAATTTTGTAGTGCATATAAAGGCAGTAAAGACAGACAATCAAATTTCAGAGGTTATTGTGGTGGTGATGTAAATTTAACTCAAATAAGTACAACTGGTTGTGGTGCTGCAACTGCTTGTGCTAATATTTCTGTTAGTGTTACACCTGCAATGGTAGCAGGTGAATGTTTCACATTATGTGTTGGTGGTAATATAAGTACTACTGGTCAAGGTGCAAGTTCTTGTGGTTGTATGCAGGTAATTTGTAATGGTACATCAATTTATTGTTGTACTGCACCTGCTAACAGTTGTATACCGAGTATGTGCAAATGTTTACAAGTTAATTATGGTAATACTGTTTGTATTATAATATATGCTGTTACAACTTCAACTTTATGTTCAGGTTATGCAGCAGTTCTTACTTATATTACTGCAACCAATATTAAAGGTGGCTTTAGTAATGGCAGTACTTGCACAAATTGTCAAATGTATACAGGATAAATTATTGTTAAAAACAACGTATTTATAAGAAATAAATTTATTTAAAAATATATTAATATGGCAGCAACAAATTATTTCGACGGTAAATTATCACAGCATATCTTTCAAAATACCGCAATAAGTGGTCTGGGTGATACAAACGGTGTATTAGCAAGTGCAGCAGCAGGATGTGTTTATATTGCAATTGGTACTGCAATGTCAGATGCAAAAGTACCGAGTTGGACTGAAGCAAACTATGCAGGATATGCAAGAGTTGGTGTATGTCGTAGTGCTGCTTGGACAGTAGCAACAACAGCAAGTAAGGGTGTTGCTTCTAATACAGCAGATGTTGTATTTGGTCAAAATACCAGTGGTACTAACTGTGCTTGTTACTTCGCAGTCTATGATTGCATAACAGCAGGTAATATGCTTGCAAATGGTACAATTACAACACCATTAAACGTAACTGTTGGTGTAGTACCGACTTTTGCAGCAGGTACACTTTGTATTTCAATAGATTAATTACAGGATTTAATATATATTTCAAATGGCATATTGTACAGAAGCACTGGCATATTTTGCCCGTATGGATGTGCAACCATCCACTGCATTAAAAAATCTTATTAATAATACCATTACTGGTATGACAAGTGCTGGCATTTGGGCAGAACTTGATGCTTTCTGGTTTATGAACCTTCATACAGCACAAGCAAGTAAACTGAATATCAAAGGCAGTGGCAATACTCAAACTTGGTATACAGATACACAACCAGTTTCATTTTCTGCATATACTGCAACAGAAATTACAGGTAATAATAACGGTGTTAATTATAGTCATATTGATACTGGCTTTAATCCATCATTAGCAACAAAATTCACCCAAAATAATGCAGGTATATATTTCAATATAAATAAAAATGGTGATACTACTGGTGGTGCTGATGGTGCATATGATACAAATAACTGGAATGCTGTTTTGGTAGGTTATAATGCCTATTCATCTAACTATATAAATCAAGGTAATAATATTACACCTGACCCTATTTGGATTACTGGAAGTTCGATGTTTGTCAGAACTACTTCAAATGACTTAATTACAAGAATAAACGGTGTAGAAACAGGTTATACATATACTTCTGGTACACCACCAAATCAAACGTATACATTAGGTGTTATGAATTATGGTGGCAGTTTGGTGTGGGGTCACCATACAAGATATAAATATTATGGCTTTGGTTCTGCAATGGATAGTACCAAGCGTGCAGCATTTGAAACAATACTAAATTACTTTGTAAATAATATTAAAAATACAACTGGTGCAACAGCAAGTTATATAATAGGTACTTCACCATTGACATTTGGTAGTTCAACAGTAATAAAAGGTAAAGGTATTGTCACAGGCACGTCACAAATAACTTTTGCAAGTAATGTTGCAATTAAAGGTAAAGGACTTATTAAAGGTATTTCACCATTGACATTTGCAAGTAATGCTTTTTTTAAAGTTAAAGGCTTGGTTATCGGCACATCACCATTGACATTTGGTAGCAATGTTGTTATTAAAGGCAAAGGACTTATTAAAGGTACATCACCAATAGCATTTAATAGTTCAACAGTCATTAAAGGTAAAGGCTTAATTGGTGCAAATACCACACTGACATTTGGTAGTTCAACAGCAATTAAAGGTAAAGGTTTACTTAGTGGTACTTCACCATTAACTTTTAATATTATCGGTAATATTTATAATAATAATTCAGTTGTTATTTCACAAGCAATTATAGGCACTATCACAGTTGACAGTATAACAGGTAACATCTTAGCAGTTAATTTACTCGGTAATATTGTGAGTGATAATATCACAGGTAGTGAAACACCTGTAAATATTATTGGTAAAATCATCAGTGAGAATTTAACAGGCAGTTCAAATTAAATAATATTAAGGACGTATTTATAATAAAATCGAAATGAACGAAATTAGTACATATAAAGGCAACACAAAGGTAATATCAATAAGTGTACCAGCAGGTTATAGTGGTTATACTCTGACATTCATAGTTGATGATACTGAGTATAACGATGCATCAATACTTTTTACAATATCAGGAGTTACAATTACAAATCAAATTGCAATTGTAAACATCAGTGCAACACAAAATAACATACCAGAACGAGCATATTTTTACGAAGCATATATTATTAAAGGTGCATTAAAATACACAATTGCTAAAAGCACTTATACTGTGCAACCAAGTTTAATATAAAATCAGATGACAGAAAAGATAAAAGAAAAGGTACAGTTACCAGTATGGCTACTTACACTTATATTAAGTGCTATCGTTGGATTGTTTGTTTATTCAATCACATTTGCAGGTAATTATAGTGCTTTACAGAGTAATGTTAATATAAATAGTAAGGCACTAATAGAACTTAAAAACGGTGAGATAAAACAACTTGAACAAAATAAAGCAGAAAAATCCGATGTTGACCGAATTTATAAAAAATTGGATAATATTGAACAATTGCTTATAGAGCATATAAGTAAAAAGTAATATGAAAGTGGTTTAATTACCACCTCTTTTTATAAATCAATTTTATTATGTTAAAACCACAAGTGATGTATTTCTAATAATATATTAATTTTATAATAAAATCTATAAAATTAACACTATGAGTTTCACATTGTTCTTCATTTCAACATTGATAATTATATCATTAATTTATCACTTCCTATTAATATTAGTCTTTGACGACAGCAATAACAATCTTTCAAGACACAAAGCCACAATAACATCATAGTTATATAATAAAAAGAGTGCTGGTCATTGGCTACCAGCACTCGAACATTAATAAACGAAAAGTTATGGGACTTTTACAAAGATAAATACTGAACAGGTACAGCAAAAGTCAAATTTCTTAATATTTATTTTTCATCAGACTACACGGAGTTTAATATTAAGGTGCTTAACCTTTTTCTCTTTAATGTTTATTACTACAGAAAGGTCGTGTTCTGCAAGTACCATAGCAATCCTTTTCATTATTGCCATCTGGTCTTGCTTGAACTCCTTTCCTGCGTAACATACATTAATAACTGCTTTCATAATGCTTATACGTAATAATATAGAAAAAAAATTCAATTATTTCAATTATTTTTTCAGATTTAAAAGCCTATAATTAATATTATTGTCAAGTACAAATGGGGTAGGAGTAATGTAAATATTGATGTCATTGTAATGACATCAAAGGTACAAATAATTTTTTATATATGCAAGACTTTTTAATATTCTATCTCAAGTATTACTTTAGGTATTTTTCACTATAGGACATAGTAAAGTCCTTAACTCCACGATATGTCCTGCATCAACCCAGAAAACTTGAAAACAGGCAAGATGATAACTGCTCATAACTCCACACGTACATTTCATACGTAGCATATTTGATAGTAAGTATATGCGTTTTTTATAGCATTCTCTGAAGCCATATCGTGTCCTATGATATCTTTTGAAACATTGCATAGGCTATTTTTTGTTTGCCACTACAGAGAACTTGTCATCACCATTCAAACACTTTATACTAATTTTTATCCTTACTGAAGTACTTTCCTGTACCGTAAACAGTGTTAGTTAAAACTGCTGTGTTTGTTTGTCCCTTGGTGCGTTATACCCGTTGGTATGTCAAGGATGCTTCAGTAAGAGTTGTTTCAGTGTGATGCTTTCCAGTAGGTGTTACTTCAGTATCGGCTTATGGGATTGTTGGTCTTATGTCTGTTCTCCAGATTCTTTTTACGCTATCTCCTGCGATTGTAAATAAATACGAAATCTGTAAAAATAAATTTATTTTGATAATCAATGAGTTAAGTAAATTTCAGTACTTTTAAACGCAGACGACTATAGTATAACCCTGTACTATGTATAACATATTAGCGTTCAGTATCAGATAGATATATAGATATATAGATAAAAATAGCAAGATATTGAATATCAAATAAATATACTGTAATTGATATATATCAATACATTAGATGATATATATCACTATACTGTTATTCGAATAACAGATATACATTATTCGAAAATATTATTTCTTTATATATCAGCAACTTACAGAGGTTAGTAAAAAATAATTGAAAAAATTTATCCTTTTGCTGTACCACTTTAGTATTTATTTTCGAGCAACTGGATACCAGAAGCCGACAAAAGAAAGAATCAAATGGCAGCACAGACAATGAACATCAACCCTCACAGACTTCAGAAGTTATTAGAGGACAAACAGGCACTCATTGAAACAACAATGGGATTGCTTCAAGACTTAGAAGATGGTAAAATGGATATCAGACAAGAGTTCCTTACCCACAGCAAGGTTATCAATTACCTACAGAGTTTAGTACTCGCAGACCAGAGTGAACTCAAGCAAGTGGTAGACGAAAGCAACCTACTCTAAAAATTAAAACAAAGTGCATCCCCCGTAGGGGGATGCATATTAAAACTCAAAGACAATGAAAAAGATAACAGTAAAGCAAAATGAAATAAAAACTCAAATAGCTGAAGGGGGTCCGCAGATATCTGCGGACCGTACCAAATTGGTTACGATAAAAAAAGGAAAACATAAGGGTGAAGTTAAATTAGTAACAATAGATTCTTTCTAAAAACAATCCCGTTTTAAAGGTGCAGGTGACTGTGCGAGAATCCTGCACCTTTTTTTAAAAATTACAAGAACAAGAAATACAGACAATATGGACAACTTTCAATCAGATGACGCAATAGGACGCAACAAGTTCAAGACGGACTTCGGACACCTTTATAAGTTCGAAGATACCAATGAATTTGACCATACCGATTTACGGATGACTGCCTGCACTTCGGGATGCCGTTACAATGTTGAACTAAAGAAAAGGTATTACTGCATTAATGATATTAGTGGTGCAACCATACTGGAAAAAATCAAGTTAGACGCATTTCGGGAAGCCTACAGGCAAGATAAAACAGTCTGCCAGTTATACTTCAACTATTATTTCGATGACTGGATTGCCTTTGATATTACACGTAGAATTAAGTATGGAGTAGGTCTGGACAATCAAGGTGTAATGCAATTACCCTGCACAACATCAGTTGATAATGGTCTGAAAGATAAAGACGTAATATTTCTGGCTTATACTACTGATATGTACGTCTGTGATAGAATGAAAATATGTAAATAATTATATTAATACCAAAACCAAATGATACTATTTGAAAATGAATTAGGAAGACACGATTATTGGTACGATGCATCAGATGTTGCAAAAGTACTTATGTTAAAGGATGGTAAGAAAATCTTGGGCAGGAACAAATTTTTACAGTGTTGTCGTTTTTGGGGTCTGATAATGTTGGACTCGAACCAGCCAAAGCAGAGCCAAATCAGTCTTGGCTTAATGCGTTGGCACTTGGTCAATCGTAGATACAAGAAGGTCGGGATGCCTTTATGGTCAGAGAGGGGAATTGCCTTTATAAAACGCAGGATTGAAACACAGGAGTTTCAGATAGGATTTACTAAGAGAGTGGAAAAAAATAAGTATACAGTCAAATTATCAGATGTATGCTAAAAAATAATAAAAAAAGTCTTCGGAGAAAAAAAAATACTCCAAGACTGCTTTAAAAAAACCAAAAAAAATGAAAAAGTTAGAAACAGAAAAATTAACCGAGAGAATCGCAATCCGCATCAGCCTTCAGATTTTGACTAAGTTACAATTTATGGCTGGACTTAACTATAGTGAGTTTATAAGAAAACTCATTGAACAAGAATATTTTAGAACAACCGGAGAAAATTAATAAATAATCATTATGAAAATATCAATAGAATTGACGGAATCAATACTGAATGTACTGACCGTAGAACAAAAAACAGAAATCCTCAGAGGATTGATAACATCAATAAAAAGTGATGTTAATGACAGAATCAGCAGAATCAAGGCAGAACTTAGTTCAGCCGAAAAAATGGGTGATACAATACCATTACCAGAAAAAGTTAAGGTCGTAGAAGTCCCAGAAATAAGTCAAAAAACTCCGGTAATAAAGAAAAAGCCGGAATTCAGTCATCAGAATCAATTGATACCAAATAGCATCATTGCAGAGATTCAAAGTCGTTATGATGATGGTGATGAAAGTCTTGCACTTATATGTGAAGACTATCCACAATGGGCATATCGTTCTATCTGGGCACATATTAAGTTAAAAAAAAAGACGAAAAAGTAGTTAAGTACTTGGATTATGTTGAGCCACAAGAGGAAATTCAGCCGAAAATAGCAATGAGTCATATTGAAGGCGAGCATATAGAAAATTATGGAGATAATCCAATGACTAATGTGCAAGCCAAAATATATATTAATAGGTTATTGGATGACGAAAAATTTCCTCTGTGGAGAATACAAGATATGTATTTGGGTATAGAAAAAGATAAAGATTTGTTGACTACAGAAGAATTAGCACAGAAGTACGGTATGACACCGACACGAATTACAGGCATAATAAAAATGTTGGCAAATGAGTAATCACTATTGGACATCAGAAGACAACGAACTCATAAGACTGTTCTACTATTGTTATACTGCTTGTACATCAGCAAGTACTCGTAACAGGATATTCAGACAATTGCAACCCAAATTGAACTACCTTATTAATAATGCCGTAAATACAAATATGTCATCTTGGAGTTTAGAAGATAAAGAAGAAGCACATCAAGATGCAATGCTGAAAGTCTGGCAAGTACTATCAACCAAACTCGATGATAAGAAGATTAAAGCAGTATTACAATTCCTGTGGATAGTTGTGAATAACGCATTAATATCTGTAACACGACAACATCTGAGAGTAAAGAAACCCAAGATTGAATATATGTTTTGTGAAGATACACCCACTGATGATTATGATGAAGAACTGGACATTGACCAAGATAAACTACGAGAGATTATATACACAGAACTTGACCGTAAGATTATTGAACAAGAGAAGGTCAGAACCAATGCATTTTATCTGATGCAACTCAAACAATACCTTGAGAACAACAACTGTAATGGTGAAGGATTTCAATCATACATCTTGCAGACTATGGGCATAACTAAAGAAAATTTTTATCAGATTAACTATACACTCGGACTGAAGTCGGGAGTGTTCAAGGACAAGAAAAATAAGAAACAAAAATTATAATCGTATTTATAAATGATGAAAACAATTAAGGTAGATATAATTCAAACATTCACAGTAACAATAACTGATGAACAATACAAGGCAGTACTGATGTATTGCAAGGAGAAAGAATGTTATACTCTTGATGAAGTATATGCAGCAATAAAGAAGTTCGAAGTCTTTAAAATAAAATTAAACTAAATGAAAAAGATAATATTAATAGTATTCTTAATTACAATCATAGGTTGTACTAAAGAAGAGTATGAACATCAACATCATTACGATTACATCAAGACAGATAGTTGCTATCGTGCTGGACGTATTAAGTATGATAGTATTGTTATGCCTAAGAAGCCACACATAATATATAATATAAATCATTGATTATGAATGTATTAACCCCGCCCCTTGGTGAAGTTTTCGTAACTGCCTGTGAATCACACCCCCAGCAGAGGCTTAAAAAATATGGTCTTGGGGTGGGGTATAGTGTAGAAAATACACTTATTATATTATAAAATATTATAAAAATGAGAACATTAACACCAGAAGAAAAAGTCATCAGTGCTGAAAAAAGAAAAGCGTATATGAAAAATTTCAGTAAAGAATATAAAACTAAGAATGCTGAAACGGTAAAAGCAGTTGCTAAGAGATATTATTTTAATCATAAAGAATTATCAAGAAGTCGTAATAAGGAGTGGCAAGAAAATAATCCCGATAAAATGAAATCACACCGATTAAAATATAGATATGGTATTACTATAGAAGATTACAATGAAATGTTAACACTTCAAGTTAGTGGTTGCAGTATTTGTGGTAAGACAGCAAAAGAAAATGGTAAAGCATTATATGTTGACCACGACCACGAGACAGGTAAAGTCAGAGGATTATTATGCTATAAATGTAATACTGACCTTGGGACATATGAGACCAAAAAAGAATTATTCGAAGCATATTTAAATAAACACAATGAAAAAGATATCAATGGCTAAAATAAAAAAAGAACTTATTGCTATAAATGCTGATGCTGCAAGCACAGAAATTGTAATAAGTACTGTTGAACACCATAATGACCTTGTGGATGATTATAATAATGATGAAAAACGTCAGCAATATTTATGCTATCAATTAAAACAACAGACATTTAAAATGTTGCAAGACCTAAAGAAACTGAATCAGAAACTGCAAGGTGATGGTGTTGATGATGATGATTTCAATGCTGTTGTCAAAGCAATAAGTAAAAATAAGGCAGCACCCGTAATAGGGTTTGTTGCTAAGAAGAATGTTGAACCGAAGTAATGATCAATAAAGAAACAGCAATCAGATATGCAGAAGATGTTTTATCAAGTGGTATCACTGCTTGCCATTGGGTCAAATTGGCTTGTAAAAGGTGGTTAAATGACTTAGGTAATCCCGACTATTATTATAATGAGTCAGAAGTTGATGCTGTTATAACTTTCATACAGACACTTTATCTTACAGAACAAACAATCAAGAAGCATTTCATACTCGAAGACTGGCAGATTTTCATAACTGTAGCCATATATTCACTATACCGAGTAAGCAACAACACCCGTAAAATACGTTACGCATATCTTGAAATGGCAAGAAAGAATGGTAAGTCACAATGGGCAGATGCTCTTGCTATTTATCATTTGCTTGCAGATGTTGATGCACAGGTTGTAGTATCAGCCAACAGTAAAGACCAAGCGAAGAACGTCAACTTTAAAAAATGCAAATCCTTTGCAAGTCAGATTGACAAAAAGAAAAAACATATCAGACATTATTACAGCAGTTTGAAATACAAGGACAGTGAACTAATAGTAACTGCAAGTGATGCATCAAAACTCGATGGACTTAATACAAGTTTCGCAATCATTGACGAACTACACGAAGCACCGAATAACTTGATGTATAATGTTATCAAGTCATCAATGGGTTCAAGAGAGCAACCATTATTTGTTTGCATCACAACAGCAGGATTTGACCAACAGAGTTTCTGTTATCAACTCAGAACTTATTGCACTGATATTCTTAGTGGCATTGCTGATGACCCATCACAGTTTGCCATAATATTTACACTTGATGATGATGATGATTACACAAATAAAGACTGTTGGAGAAAAGCCAACCCGAACCTTTCAATCAGTGTTTATCCCGATTTCATTGAGTCAGAAGTTAACAAAGCAACGAACTTCGAAGCAGAACGTAATGGTGTGCTTGTAAAGAACTTCAACAGATGGTTAAAAGCAAATAGTGATGAAGACTGGTTATCAGAAGATGTTGTTGTTGCAAGTATGCAGAACATAACATTATCTGACCCGATGTTTAAAGAAATGCCTGTGTGGGTAGGTGTTGACCTTTCAAGTGTTTCTGACTGTACTTCGGTGACTTATATGATACCCGTAGAAAATCAGATATATTTTTTCAATGAATATTACGTACCCGAAGATTCGGTGAATACCAACATAAATAAGGATAAGTTCAGAAATGCTGCTGCACTTGGACAAATGAACGTAACATCTGGTAATGTGTGTGACTATGACAGAATACTTGCAGATATTCAGAAGGTCAATATGAGTCACGCAGTACAGATGATTAGTTATGATAAGTGGAATAGTACACAGTTTGTAATCAATTCAACACAATTTTTCATTATGCAACCTTACTCACAGAATGCTGGTAGTCTTAACAAGCCAATAAAAGAATTTCAAAGACTTATACTCAGTGGTAATATCATCTTGCAGAATAATATCATAACCAAGTGGATGATTTCGAATGCAATTATTAAGACAAATTCAATGGGTAACCAAAGCATTGACAAGTCCTCAAGGAGCAAAAAAATTGATGGTGTTGCTTCAATGCTCAATTCACTCGGTGCATATTTGGAGTCTCCAAGATACTCATTTGGTGTGTATTAAGAGTTAAGAAAAATTAATAAAAATTAAGAAAGGATTAGCGTATTTATAATAAAATACAGATATGGCTAATTTCTTTCAGAATATTTTCGGTAAAAAAACCGAAGCACCACAAGCAGAAGAAAAACTTGAAACTCGTGATTCATCATATACTCTTGCCGATGCAGTTACAGGTACAATGTCTTATAACAATACTTCAAATTTTAGAAGTGATAAAGCAACTAATTTATCAACAGTTTACAGATGTCTGGCATTACTCAGTGACAGCATTGCATCATTACCAATGTACCCATACATTATTAATAATGGTTGGAAATACAGAGACGATACAAACATTTTAAATAATCTTTTAAACATACAGCCAAACAGTTATCAGAGTGCTTTTATGTTTAAGAAAATGATTGTTATTAACAAGCATACTAAAGGTAATGCGTTCATAGCAATTGAAAAATCAAACTCAGGCATTGTACTTTCACTGACACTATTAAATTCTGATTACGTATTCATATATGTTAATGGTGTTATCATCACTGAAAACACTGACTTAACTACATTAATTGCAGGTGGTGATGTTAACATAACATACTATAATGCACTTAATCACAGAGTTTATGACAAGTCACAGATAATTCATATACCAAACTACACTAAGTCAGATGGTATATTAGGTGTATCAACAATTCAATATGCTGCGGATGCACTCGGAGCAACTTACAATACAAACCAACATAGTAACAACTTCTTCTTAGGTGGTGCAAACCTTTCGGGTGTATTATCACCAAAGGCAGGAGCACAACTTCAACAAGGTCAAGCTGCAAAGGCAAAGCAAGATTTCATTGCTCAGACAAACCCAATAATGGGTGGTCTTTCAAATGGTATAGTAGCACTTGATGCAGGACTTGAGTATAACCCAATAAGTGTAAACCCACGTGACTCATTACTGCTTGAGAACAAAGCATTCAACGTATTAGAAATATGCAGGTTCTTCGGAGTACCACCAAGTTTAGCATTCAGTGAAACTGCAAAATACAGCACATCAGAACAGCAATCATTGGACTTTTTAAATAATGGTTTACTACCACAAATCGAGATAATCGAGAATGAGTTCAGACGTAAGATTTACTTACCATCAGAATGGTCAACCACTGATTTAAAATTCGACACTGAAAACATTATGAGACTCGATGCAGAAACTAAAGCAGACACACTTGCAAAATTGGTTGGTATTGGTGCTAAGACTCCAAACGAAGCACGTGCACAGTATAATTCAAACTTTCCTGTGGCTGGTGGTAATAAAGCATTCATCAGTACGAATTTACAAGACCTACAGAATCCCGTAGTAAAAGGCACTGTGCCAGGTTCAGAGACCCCGCAAAATGCAGATACACAAGTAAATAACACTAATAATAATTAAGAAATAATATGGAAAATTTAGAATACAGATATTTAACAGAGGTTAGAGCAAACAAAGAAACTGGTACAATTACTGGTACTGCAATAACATTCAATAAGCCATCAATAAAAATTGGTGGACAGTTTACAGAAGTCATATTGCCACAGGCAGCAACAGAAGATTTCTTAAAGACACAAGAAATTCGTATGACTTATAATCATCAACAGGATTATGTTCTTGCTCGTTATAAGCCAGATGCACAGAGAAATTCATTACGTTGGAATGTAACACCAAATGGTGTTGATTTCGAGTTCAGAGCAAAAGCAAAAGACCAGTGGTTACTTGAAGATATTGCCAATGGTGATATATCAGCAGCATCATTCGGATTTAAAGTTGGCACTGATAGTGGTTCAGAGAAGTGGGAGAAACGCAGTGATGGTTATTATAGAACCATTTCAAAATTCAATAAGGTTGGTGAGTTTAGCATTGTTGTCGAGCCAGCGTATGAAGATTCAGTAGTAAGTCTTCGTGGTCTTGACGAACTCAAGCAGAAAGAAGAAGCAGATAAACTTATTAAAGAACAAGAACAACGTTCTGCTGAAGAAAAACTGAAACTCGAAGCACAGAAAAAAGTTACTGATGCAAAGGAGTTGGCAGAATATTATAAAAAGTATGATGGTATTATTAATACTCTTAAAAAATAAATAAAAAACTGCGTATTTATAAAAAAATAATAATCATATGGCTAAAGATATGAATGAACTTCTTGAAGAAAGAAAAGTCAAAGTCGCAGAACTTGAAGCAATAACTGCTAAAGGCAAGACTGAGAATCGTAAACTTGATACTGATGAAGGTGACAATTTTGCAAAACTCCAAGTTGAAATTGTTGAAATTGACAAGCAACTTGAAGAAAAAAGAAATTTAAAAAATAAAAATAACATAATTATAAAAACAAACAATACAATGGATAACAATAAATTCAGTCTTATCAGAACCATCAGAAATGTGGTTGAAGGTCGTCCACAAGACGAAGCAGATATGTCAATTCTTGAAGCAGGTAAATTATCATTTAGAGATTCTGGCGTAAATTATCGTGGACAAATTGCAATCCCAATGGAAGCAATGGAAACACGTGCTAACACTCTTATCTTGGCTGGTACAACTAATGAAGGTAAAGAAATCGTAGCAACAAACATTCTTCAATTATTGCCTTATTTACGTGCTAATCTTGTACTTGCAAAGGCAGGTATGACAATTCTTAGCAATTTAACTGGCAACATACAGATACCTCTTATTTCAACAGGTGCAACAGCAATCTGGCAGACAGAATCTGGAGCAGCATCAGTAGCAGGTCAAGGTTTCGCAACAATTACTCTTTCACCTAAGAGAATCACAGCATATTATGACGTATCAAAACAGTTCTTGCAACAGTCAAGTGGTGATGCAGAAGGAATGCTTCAACAGGATTTAATGGCATCTCTAATGGACTTACTTGAAAAAACAGCACTCGGTACAGCAGTAGGTTCTGCAACACAGCCAGTTGGTATGTTCTATTTACCTACTTACGCATTCACAGGTGCTTCTACCTTCGCAGGTATTATATCAATGGAGTCAGCAGTAACAGCAGCAAATGCATTGAAAAATGGTGCAAGTTACCTTTTCCACCCTTCTACAATCGGTGTATTAAAAGGTACTCCACGTACACCTACTTATGGTAACAGTTTCATTGCAGAAAACAGTTTAGTTAATGGTTATAGTTATTACACAACTACTAACTTGCCAACAGTACTTTCAACAAAGAAAGCAGCACTTTTTGGAGATTTCAGTTCATTAGTTATGGGACAATGGGGTGGATTAGACCTCACCATAGACCCTTACAGTCAAGCAATTAATGGTATGGTAAGAGTTGTTGCAAACTTCTATGTAGACATAGAACAAAGACGTACAGTAGCATTCGGTAAAGCAGCACTTTCATAATAGAGATATTATAATACATATAAAAAACCCTTGGAGAAAGTTCTTCAAGGGTTTTTGCTTTTTGGCGTATTTATAATAAAATTCATTATGAATATATCTCAACTTAAACGCCAGTTAAAAATCGAAGATACTTATACATCAGAGGATGCGATTTTACAATTCTACTTAGATGTAGCACAACCTGCAGCAATTAATTTTCTTAATTATTTCACAGGTAGCACATCTGGCATAACTGGTAGCACTATGCCAATGCCAATACAACAAGCAATTCTGATATTGGCAGCACATTTATACATTAATAGAACACCTGTATCATTTGGACAACCTTATGTTATCCCGTACACTCTTGAATGGTTATTGCAACCATATAAATATTTCACTGTGGCTTAAAACATACGACAATGGCAAAAAATATAATGATAGGTGATTACAGACATCCGATAGCAGTAATGGGTTTAACAAATGTTAAAGACCCAAATAATGGTAGTATTACGCCAACGTATACACTTAAATATAATTTATTGGCTGACAAGGTTGATTATGTACCAAAAAGAGGCGCAAAAGAAGTTGTTAATGATATTCTTGCAAACAAGGATACAATAAGTTTTACTTGTCATTACAGAGATATTAATGAGACAGACAGAATTGTATATAATACCAATACTTATGAAATAGTAATGTTGGGTGAAATTGGTTATAAAGAAGGTCTGACAATAATATGTAAAAAATTAATTGGAGTATAATTATGGCAGAAGCAATTGGTAGAATGAAATTATTAAATGCTCAAGACTTTGCACAAATGTTAAAAGAACTTGAGCCAAAGCAACAAAATAAGGTCGTAATGCAAGGATTTCGATTAGCAGGTAAGATTATTAATGACCAAGCAAAGACAAATTTTAGAGCAGTACAGAAGGACAAAAGCAAAGATAATTACAGGGGTTTTGCAAGTATGTTTAAAACAAAAGTAATGCGTAATAAAGTAGGTGTAGTTGTCGGTGTGCAGGATAAGAAGAAAGGTTACATATACAGATTTCTTGATAACAATGAAGGACAAGTAAGAGAGTATAAATCAAGACGTGGTAATTCTGGTGTATTACCTGCTACACATTTTTTTGAAAAAGCAGTTGAAGCAAAACAAGGACAAGCAGAAGCAACAATTGAAGAAAATGTAATATTAGCAATGGAGAAAACAGTGGCAAAATATAATAAGAGATATAGTATATAAAATTATGACAGGTATATATAAAATAGAATCAATTAGTAAGCCAGATAGAATTTATATCGGTAGTGCTATTGATATAAATAAGCGATGGAAAGGACATCAAAGTAATTTAAATAATAATAGACATCATTCAATTATACTTCAGAATCATTTTAATAAATATGGTATTGATGATTTAAAATTTTCAGTATTAGCACAATGTAGAAAAGAAGATTTATTTAAAGTTGAACAAATGTATTTAGATGCTTGTGACACTTATTTTAATATAAGTAAGACTGCTGGAAGTATCTCTGGTGTGAAATATAAATATACATCAATTGTAAAAATGAAAAAAATGAAAAGCAGATTAGGTAAAAAATGTACTGAACAGCAATGCTATAATATATCTAAATCAAAGCAAATATTAACACCAGAAGATATACAGAAAATAAAAGATATGTGGAACAGTGGTGAGTATAAACAATATGAAATTGCAAAAATATTTAATGTTGGACGACCATATATAAGTCAATTAGTAAATAACGTAAAAAGAAATAAAAAATATATCAATGTGTCCACTAATTAATCTTGGAAAAAAGACGAAAAAAAAAGTATACAACTATGATAAAACACAAGATAATGAGATATATAAGTACGTTTATCATACCAGAAAATGGCAAGAAATTCGTTTATATTATTTGCAAAATCACCCACTTTGTGAAGAATGCGAGAAGGATGAAATATATGTTTTGGCAGAAGAAGTGCATCATAAGTACGCAATATCAAATGGTAAGACAATAGCAGAAAAACAGATGATAGGCTTTGACACAAACAATTTAAAGTCACTGTGTCGGGATTGTCATCATAAAATAACAGTAGCAGAAAATAAAAAATAAAATGAGCATAACATTAACAAATACAATATACGGATTATTAAAAGTCAGCACTGGTTTAACAGCAATTGTTGGTCAGAACATCTATCCGTTAGTAGCACCACAATTGGTGGTAGCACCATTGGTAATACTTCGAAGAAGTTTCAATGAAGATTACAGTAAAGATGGTGGTGCTTTTTTTGCCAGTACAGTTGAAATTAAAATATTTGCAACTACGTATAATCAATCAATACAGATAGCACAGATAATAGATGGCATACTGAACTTTTATGCAAGTGGTAATAATATCAAGACCTGTAGAATTACGGATTGTAATGAAGAGTATAATGAGAATGAGTTCATACAGAATATTACCTACGAGTTGAAAAACTTATAATTTTTCAGCGTATTTATAAAAAAGTTAAATAATAATTATAATTAAAAATATACAACAATGGTTAACTCAACAATGGTACAGTACGGTGGTTCGATGATGGTTTTTTTGAACCCAACAGGACAAACCGCAGTAGGTGCATTACCTGCAGCATTCAGCACAAACGCAAAAATCACTATAGCATTGACTGACCGTGAAATTTCAAGTAAGGACTCAGGCGACTGGTCAGAGTTTTTGGGCAACAAGTTTAATTGGAACGTCACCACAGATGCATTACTTTCTCTGTCTGGTGTTACAGGTTCAACCCTTTCAACAAAGAAAGTATATACTGCATTTATAACAAAAACACCTGTATATGTTGCATTCAGTGTAACAGCAGGTTCAACTCCTTCTTGGACAGTTGCAGCAGGTAAGTTAAAATTCACTGGTTGTGCATTGATTAACTCGATGGATATAACTGCAGCAGATAATACCGAAGCAACTTATACATTCGGTGCTAAAGGCACAGGTGCATTATCAATAGGATAATTTTCTTCTTTATTTCATATTTGGTTGGTTTTGGTTCTTGTCATTGGGGTTAAGTTCACACTTAACCCCTTCTTTTTTTATGTTTTTCTCAGATGTTCGTATTTATAATAAAATCAAATTATGTTAAAAGAAACCACAATCAAAATCGCAGGTCACGACTACCTTATAAAAAAGTCTTATCGTAGTATGTTGTTATTCGAAGAACAGACAAAAAAACCAATTTCAGAAATGCAGAAAAGTTTATATGATATGTTAATGCTTTTCTATTGCATAGTCAAAGCCAATAATGTCATTGATTTCGATTATTTAAAATTCGTAGATATACTTGATACTGATATTAATGCAGTAGATAAGTTCAATCAGTATTTAATTGACAGTGCAACAATACTTGAAGAAGAACCCAAAGTAAAAAAAAAGGTAATAAAATCCTCAAAATAATTGAGATTTATAA